GGACTCTGAAGGGATCCTAATCCTGTCCTCAGCAAAGTCAAGTACCAGTCCCTCAATGATCTCAGGCTTAGACTTACCAGTTGTAGTAAAGGGATGGGTATCGTCCCAGCCGTTACGGATCTGCTCATAGAGTACATCTCCAATTGAGTTGGTTTCAACCATCGCAGTTGCTCGCCACTTCTGGCAGAGGGCGATAATGTCACGGGTCATGGTACTCCAGTCAGCCTGCCGGTTTCTATACATATCGACTACATGCCCGTTGGCATCCATGAATGTTGCAACAGTCCAGTCTTCTTGACGACCCAGGTCTATTCCACAGTAGATATGACCAGTAGGTTGTGGCCAATGGTGTAGAGTGGATTCCTTTACCCGACTAAATACTTCTCCACCGCTATCAATAAATTCTGCTAAGTACTCTTGCTTAAATATATTAGGTGGTAGTGTTTTTTGAGCATCCTGGATCTCTTCTGGTGCGATGTAAGGTGTATCGTAACTAGAACCTTTATAGGAGCGATAGTTAGGGTGATCTGGGGAGAGACCCAGTTGGAACAGGTCATGGAAGTAGTTCTTACCCTTTGGTGTAGAGATAAAGACCACCTTCTTGCCTTTTACTGCAAAGACTGGTCTTATGGCTTCGCTCCATGCTTCGTTCCGGATAAAGGCAGCTTCATCTAGGATACCATAGTCACAGGTTAGTCCACGGATATTATCGTATCGTTCTGCTGAGCGGAATAGGATCTCGGATCCATTGCGGAGTTTTAAAGAGTTGTCTGCGTAGTTGTTTTTTGCAATGAGCCCACTGGCTTCTATTGCTTCAACCAGTTCTTTATGTACCTTATTGGCTTGACTATAGACAGGACTAACCCAAAGGATTTTACATGGACCTTTATTAATCATCCACCATAGAGCAAGGTTCATTCCCATTAGGGACTTACCTACCTGGCGACCTACAGAGACAATGTGGAATTTTGTGGAACCCTGCAGGATACCATTAATTATTTCACGCTGTTTTGTATGTGGAGTAAATCCAATAAAAGCCATTACTCATCTTTAGGTTCATCACCAAACTTAAACTGGATGTTTTTAAAGAGATCTCCACCATCTGCGTCTGTAAGTTGTTGTTGAGAGAGCTTAGGTACAAATCGTTCACTTAGCTTAATCACCATGTCCATTGCACTCTTAGGATCCTCAGCAGCAACCTGCTCCAACCATGTGGTCATGTTATCTAGGTTGGCTTCTATAAGTAGAGCAAACGCCTGCTTCATTTTCTTTGTGGCTTCATTAGGTATACCTGCAGGTCTACCTTCGCGATTAATACGTGGATCTCCTTTACTGAACATTGGTCTTAGCTTGTTTTTTCATTATCTCTAGTTGCTCTTTTGCAGCTGTCTCGTTAGCAGCGCGAATGTAGGCAACTGGTTTACCGGTTTCTTTAAAGGTATAGGTACCTTTTGCCGTTAGGTAGACTGTGTAAGTTGTCATTGCATTTTCTATTTTTTCAAATTCAGCTCGTAGGCGCTGTTTCATATTTAAGATACATCGTCCACATCCTACAACTGGTTTGCTTTCACCAGTGATTAGGTTATATGAAGCAAAGAAGTACTTAATTTGCTCAGGTGTAAATTTAATTGAGCTTGTTAAGATATACCTATTTGCTTTTAACCAGCTGATGGCTTCTTCTCTTGTGGTCATATTGTCATTAGTTTTCTCCATAGTAACTCAGCAAGGATAGAAGCACCTGCAGCTATAAATATAGTTTCCCAAACTGGTGTTTGTGTAAATAGGTTCAGACCTGCTAAACTGGTCCACCATGTAAAGCAGAGCGGACAGTTAAACGGCTTACGGTTTAGCTTTACCGCGTTGAGAAACCATTCCCATTGTGGTACATATTGTAGTAGGGCGCCTGCGGCTCCTAAGTAGATTATCCATTCCATGTTATTCCTTTCTTTTTTAATTCAGTTAAGATATGTTTTTTTGTTATCCTGACGGCATGACTTATACTTGTTCGGGGTATGCCTATCTTTTTAGCCAGCTTACTGTAGTTAGGATTCTCTAACCACATTTCAAATAGGGTTGCATGAAACCACAACTCTACTTCTCCACTCTTACGCATTGTCCGGATAATGGCTTTAATCTCGGCTACCGTTTCATCGCGTTCCAGGTCATAAGGATCATCAACTTCTTCAGGTTGTGGTTCTGAGGTATGTACCCTGCCCTTTTGACGATACTCGGTATGATATGCGCTGGTACCACTATGGAATGATCTCCACATAATCCCAGAGAGAAATTTCATAGCCTGACCACCTGCAACCAATTCTTCTGCTCTACCATGTTCCAGAAAATGTAACAGCGAGTAATGTAGAAGATCAGGAGCCTCTGGGCTACCTCTAGTGATCTTAGCTGCCATTAACTCGATGGCACTGTAGTTATCATTAAGCCAACGTGTCAAGTAATCTGAGATCATTAATTAAGTCCTGATAAGCTTGCGCTATCTCGTATTTTTGTGACTCTATGTAACTGTCACGATCGGTTGCCAGTATAGCATAAAGAGCTTCTGCGCTTACAAATGGTAAGTATAACCGGAGAATGTGGTCACGATAGCGTAACTTCTCCATGTCATCCATTTGTAGATAATTGATATCATCCATAGGTTAGGATATTTTTCTGTAGGCAACAAAGTTATCCCACTTAGTCATTCCACAATAGATATGTTCACGAACCAATCCTGGTATCTCTAATTCACAAAATGTTGCCATTGCATCAGTATGAATGTCTTCAATAATATAGAGACCGCCTGGACGAACATGGTTATGCAGTGTATGTATCGTTAACCATTGGTGTTCCTTAATGTGGCTGCCATCGTCAAGGATTAGATCAAATTGTACAGGTTCACCGGCTTCATGCTGAATGCGCTGAATGGCTGCACCTAGACTAAGTTCTTTACTCTGGTCAACATAGTAACATTTTATCCGGTCTTCTTCAAATAAAACTGTACGTGCTTTATCCAATCCCCACACTTGTGCTTGTGGAAAAAAGTCACGCCATCCTTTTAGGCTAGCTCCAGGTACATAGGTTTCTCCTACAATTCTTTTCATTACAGGTACTGTACCAATTCCTATCTCAAGAATATGTTTTGCAGTTCTTTGCTGATCTGCTAAGAGTTCATAATAATGTGGACTATAACCATGTCTAATTTGTGGACATTTATCTGCGCCATACTGATGAAAGAGTTGGCAGAGTAAAGTTTCGTGTGTAACGGGTTTTTTCATTTTACTTATGTTATTAATTATTTATCAAGGATCTTACCCTTAAATTTTTTGGCACGATGTATACCTTTGGTTGTAGGACCACTTAGGTAATGTGGTATGTAACTAGGTTTGCGGTAGTGACCTTTGTCCTTTGTCTTCCATGCATAGTTTTCTACAAACCAACCAGTGTCAGTATGTATGTTGCGGATTTGGGCAACTCTACTATTTGTATCATTAAATAGGTCTTGACGAAACCCTATCCCAGCAAAGACTTGGTTATATAAGTGGATCCACACGCGTTGTAGTCTTGGGTCTTCTACAATCCATTCTTTAAACTCCCAGTCGGTTCTGGGAAACTCAAACCAACATATAATATTATCACGGAAACCCATTTTAACCCATTCACCATATCTTTCGTTAAAAGCATAAATCAACGATTCACTGGGTGTACCTTGGGCAAAGGGTGTACATTCTTTATAGTCACTTATATAGAATTCATACTTTTTATCAAAACCCCATCCTTGACCTACAATCCACATAAAGGTTAACCAGATCTTGTCAAAGGGTCTTTCGTCACCAGCAAAGGAAGGTGAGTAAATGGTTATGTGGCGGTCATCAAAATTTTCGTAACCAAATTTACTTAACATAGTTTCTTGTATAAGTTATTTATCGGCTAGAAAAAAGTTGACTTTTTTGCAACAGTAGTTAGGTCAACCTTTGTTTTGGTAACGAATTTTATAAATGAACCACATTGTTTACAACTGGCTTTTACATGTGGTCCAGCTAGTGTTAACCTAATCTTGTCAGGTTTTTCGTTTGAGCAACGTATACATTTTAACTTTTCCATAGAAGGGTTGCTAATACTTTTTTTATATTGTTTTAATAACTGTTATTATATCTAGACGGCTGACCGTACGAGATTGATACGGCTGACCGTACGAGCCTTTGCATTTTCCGTACGAGCTTTTGCATTTTCCGTACGAGGTACGGCTGGCCGTACTAGACGATTATTTAAGATTTTTATGGCATTGCGTTCGTTCTCCACCATTATAAATCGTTGACCACTTCTTTTGAATGAAGTTAAAATACCTATGTTGTTTAAAATGATTACATTGTCTTTGGCCTGTCTTACGGTAATACCTAAGGCTTCGGAAATAGCGGCATTGGTTGGATAAGCACCACCAGCCCTTTTGGAGCTAGGTGCTCCTGATAAATTGAGAAGATAAAAATAAATAAGCTTTTGTACAGGTGTAAGATCTGTACGTGATACAATTGAATGATCTACTTTAAAAAAGCTTTGTTGAGAATGTTGGGTCATGATAGATTTGAATTTTTTTTAGTCGTTTCATTTTGCTGTTGTTTTTAATTTTGGTTAATTGGGCCGGCTTCATAGTTTTACTGTTTAATTATTTATATAGGCAGTCTTTAGAAAAGTTTCAGAAAACCGTGTAAATTTATAGCCATTGGAAATCAATAGGTTATACATATTGGAAACCAATAAGTTATAAGGGTTGCCGGGTACACGGCAGAAACCCACACCTTTAGGGAGTGAAAAATGAGAGCCGGCTAGAGACTAGAAAGGACCGGTAGAAACCGGCCCTTCCAAAAACAATAAAAAAAATGAAACACAAGTACGCCTAATCAACGAGAAACGACCTCGAAAAAATTAAACCTATCATGTCAGATACGGCAGAATAAGTAGAAGCAAAGTAACTACCGTACCTTTATTATATATAAGAGTCCCTAAACTGTTTAAGCTTAAGGTAGATCAATTACCGCAGTGATTCCCAATTCGTCTAACTGGATAACCCATTTTGTATGAGCCCATCCTAAAATGTCAGGACCATCAGTCTCACGGTTATATGGGAACACAATGCCACCGTCCATAAATCTTTCGTTGATAATGACACCTAGTGGATCTGCTCCGCTTTCAAATGCTGCCTTAGATGCAAAGACACTAATGGTACTTACCAATGCGGTACCTTGGATAGCATCGTTAACTGCAACTCTTGCATAACTTGTAGGGATTGTAACACCAATACTAGTGTTAACGGGTGTTGTAATATTTAAAGCCATAGTTTTGTTTTTTTTATTTATACGATACGGATTTTTGCAGTACCACTTGTATGATAGAGTCCACCTAGTGGTACACCACCTGCGGCAGCAGCTGTATCATCAGCATAGTTAAGACCTGCGTAATTTGTTATTTGTAAGTTTTTAGTTGTAGTGTATGATGCCACTGAAGCATTTACAGAGGAACCAATTGCAACAGCATTAGATGCAGTGGCTTGAGCACCTGCACCAATTGCAACACCTGCGCCTCCACTTGCGATTGCATTTCTACCCAGGGCAACAGTTTCAGTACCAGTAGCACTACTATTAGCACCTACTGCAACTGCATGTTGAGCTCCAGCAAAAGCCTGGTAAGCTGCAGCAAAACCTTGACTACCACTTACACCTGTACTTGCACCATAACCAAAGGCAATGCCATATTGGGAGCTTGTACCACTTACTGCTCCATCTCCAATTACAGTAGAGTAAGAAGAATTAGCAACTGCACCATTACCTATTGAGATATGATTAACAACAGCAGAACTTGCTGAACGAGCCTGGTTACCAATTGAGATACTGTTTAAGCTGGCCTTATGGGTACCAAACGCACGTGTACCAATTGCAACCGCGTCATCACCTTCAACAGTACCACGATAACCAATATTAATTGAACGGCTTCCAATTTCATATGCATTTTCACCGATAGCAATACCTAATGTAGTAAATGATCTAGACGAGTTACCTATTGCAACTCCACTAGGACCATCGCAAATTGCAAATGATCCATAAGAAGCAGTATCTGATGCACCTGCATCAGCGCCTGATCCAATTGCAACTGATCTTAATCCGGATGCAATTGCAGTAAATGTTGGTGTTAGTGTATCTGCTTGCTTAAGTGATTCACTTCCAGTTCCGTTTACTAAACCACCACTTCCCGCAGGACCAGTTGCTCCTGTGGCTCCAACACCTGCAGGACCAGTGGCACCTGTGGCTCCAAGCCCGGTTGCTCCACTAGTACCTTGTGGTCCTGTGGCTCCGGTAAAACCTTGTGGCCCAGTTGCTCCTGTACTACCTAAGCCAGTGGCTCCGGTAAATCCTTGAGCTCCAGTTGCACCTGTTGCTCCGTTAACACCTGCAGTACCTTGTGGTCCTGTGGCACCAGTGGCACCAGGAGGAACGGTTAACCCTACCACAGTTGCACCTGTAAAGTTAACAGTTCCTGAAGGAAAGTTAACTCCACTGGCTCCTAGCTGAATAGGTGCTTGGTTACCAAGTCCATCGGTAAGAGTTTTAGGCGTACCTGTGATAGGACCATTATCCTCAATCTTAATTAAGGAATCATATGTATTATTAATTTGTTGTCCGGTTAGACTTGCCATATTTTATCGAGTTTTTTTAGATAAGTAAATTTTAAGTTTTTGCGCATTCTCCAAAGTGGCTTTAGTCTTAGGGAACTGATGGGCCGTGGTCTGGGTTGCATTCGTCGCAGTAGTCTTCATAATAAGTTTTGTATTTGCGGATTCCACCTGTTACTAAGCCACTAAAGTATGGTCTTTGGCGATTAGGTAACATACCGTCAAGTGGATCTGGTGCATCATATGTAGGAAACATTCCTGGATTATTACGTAGGTATTCACGTAGGCGTTCTTGGTAGAACTGCCCTAAGTCCAATTCACATTGACGCATGTATTGTAGTTCTTCTAGTGTAGTAGGAGCAGTCTCTTCGCTCGTACCACTTAAGAGTCCCTTTTCTACAATCTTATACTTAATTGAGGGCAACATTAAGTAGAGTGCATAATGCGAAAGCATTGGTTGAATGTAATTATTCAACAGGTTTGCTTCATTAGCATTTAAGGTATTGTTGATAACACCGGTTGTAAGGGTGGTGTAAAAGTCTGTACCTAGGATATCTTGTACGTAAACGTCTTGTGCAGCCAAGATCCAAGGAGTGATTTCTTCAACCCTTGTATTATTGTCTAGACTTGTGTATTGCTTTAGACGTTGTTCACTTACGAGTAATGCGGTATATGCCATAGTTATTCAATTATTTGTGCAGGGACAGTAGCATCCTGTGTTTCTTCCTCATTAACATTAAGGTCCTGGATTAAAATCCTATTTGGTTTAATGGTTAAGGTAATATTCCATCCCATAAAACGCAGTAGGTAACCATAAGTTGTTAAGACCTTTTTACGTTTAGGCTGGACAACAGTGGCTTCAAAGTGATCATAACTTACGCGAATTTCATCAGCATTATTAGAAAAACCACTGGCATCTTTAATACCAAGTAGTAGAGGTGATGTAATCCTGTGCGCAGTAAGGATACGTGAGCTTACACGTTCCTCTAAGGTAATATAATATTGATCATTTGCGCTTGTGATTGGGGTCACCTGCATTTCTTTACCAGGGTCTGAGAAACTTAAAAAGAAACGACCTGCCTTATCTTCACCTGCAAATGTATCTTGGATTTCATTATAGATATCTCTTCTCGCCTCAGGTGTAGGTATACCATTTCTAAACTGTATAAAGAGTGAAGGACTTAACCCGTTAGAGATATTTGCATTGTGGAACTTAGAGATCCTGCCGTCAAGCTGAATATCATTAACACCACCTACATAATCAGGTAGTGGATAGTAATCATTGCCTGGTGCATAGTTATAGCAGTAGTAAACCTGGCTTGCATTATCACCTCTATTATCTAGCGGATCAAACGCGCGATATGAATGGGCAGGGTACTTACGTACATTTTCCCAATGATTTGTGTAGTAATAATGAGTTACATTATCCTCCTCGTCCAGTTTGCCAGAGCGAACATTATTAAAGGGTAAGTGGTACATCTCAACAATCTTTGTACCTTCGCGGTTCCATACAGTGTTAACTGCATATCCACCAAAGATAACATAATCCTGAGAGATCTTTTCAAATACCTCATCAACCGTTTCTCCGTGTTTGTTAACCACTTCATCACCAATGATTTCAATACCTTCACCAATGATTCCGTCCTTAATAGCCTGAACACAGGTATGATGCATTGCACTGTTATTATACAGGTCAATAAGTACCTGTGGATAAAGATTTTCTTCACCGTAGTAGATCCACTCTTTACCGCGTACATCACGGATAAGTGGCAGCTGTAAGGCTGCAAACTCTTGTCCTACGACTTCATATTGACTGTTATCTTTCATAATTCTTTTTTAGTTTTAGTAGGCAGGATCATAGTAAACAATTGCTTGGCGACCTTCATTATTACTAATGTAAGCTTGTGTACCAGTTCCGCCACCTGGGCTAAATATTAATTTAAGGCTGCCGCTATCAATTACTCCGCCGTTTTCTTTTACAACATAATTGTACATACCGTTACCATGTTGATCACCAAAGGTTTGGTAAGGAGCAGTACTAATGGTAAATTCAGTATAGCGAGCATTTGTTGTGACCAGAGTTAGCGGAAAGCTAGCAAGTGGATCAAACACTTGCGCAGCTGTATTACTTAGTTGACTAAAAATGTCAAATGTAAAAGTTGCAGTGGTGTCAACATTAGGAACATTAATGCTAAAGTCCAGTGTTGTCCCAGTATATGAAATAATCTCTAGTGTCATATTGCAGCCATTTAGACTAAATATAAAAGCCAATGCATGTGTTTACACCGCCAGATTTATATATCGGCATGGAAATATATAAAAAAATAAGAAATGAAAATGAGATACGTTTATGC